AACGGGCCGGTAGTGCCGATACCGCCTATGGCGCTTCCCGACTCGTATCTGACAATGGCGGATTGCACAACGGCTTATAAATCCAAGGAATTCGCCAACCACATTGCGAAGCTAGGGAAAGCTCTGGTCGCAAAAATTCATGCATTCAAAGTTGAAATTGGCGTAGGATGTGCTGATTTTTCAAAGCAAATACCGCCTACTGAGCAACCGAAGGGGGAGCAGCTTTAATCGGTGCAAATACCCCGTTGCTCGTTTCTTTTTGACGTGTTACTTCTTCACATGCTGAATTGATCCTCGCGCTTCGATGCGCTCCATGGCGAGCGACTCAGACGGGCTTTCAATTCAATGATCGCGAACCTCCATGGGGAGGCGACGGCGACAGTTTCGCTTAGCAACCCAAGAGAGAGGGACGCCATGACCAACGTTTCAACCACCATCGCTGATGTCGTTGTGCCGCAGATTTTCACGCCGTACACGCAGCAGCTTACGATGGAAAAGACTGCGATCATCCAGTCGGGTATCGCGGCCCGCGACGATTTTCTCGACGGCCTTCTGGCCGGTGGTGGCCTGACCTTTACGGTCCCGTCTTGGCAGGACATCGGCGATCCGGCGGAAAATATTTCCTCGGACAACGCGAACGTCCTCTCCACCCCGAATACTACGCAGACATCGGCCGAAGTCGCCGTGCGACTCAGCCGCAATAGCTCGTGGAGCACAATGCGGCTTGCAGCGGCCCTCGCCGGGGCGGACCCGATGCAGAGCATCGCGGCTCGCGTCTCCGACTATTGGGTCCGTCGTTTGCAACGCGCTTTCGTTGCGACCACGCAGGGTCTTTTTGCGACTAATGCTCTCTCCGACGCGGGCGCTACCTATGGCGGCACCAGCACGAAGTTTGAGGCGGGCACGCAGAACGACCTGACCAATAACATCCAAGGCTCGTATACAGCCGGTGTGACCGACTTCTCTGCGTCGGCCTTCATCGACACCTGTACGACTCTTGGTGACGCCGCCGAGGACGTGACGGCCGTGTTCATGCACAGCATCGTCTACGCCAAGGCGCAGAAAAACAACCTGATCGACTTCATTCCCGATGCCGAAGGCCACATCAACATTCCGGTGTTCCTCGGTCGGCGCGTGATTGTCGATGACGGCATGCCCAATCCGTCAGGCGATCCGTCTTGCGCCGCGAACACTGCGTCGGGGGATTATCACACGTGGCTCGTCGGTCCCGCGTCCTTCCGACTCGGTGTTGGCACGCCAATCGTCCCGACCGAAGTTTTCCGTTACCCGGATCGCGGCAACGGCGCGGGCAGTGACGTTCTCTACAACCGCGTTGAGTGGTGTATTCATCCGGTCGGTCATGCGTTCGTCGCTGGCGGCTCGCCGGGCACTTACGAAGGCGGCCCGACCAACTCGGCCCTGTCCACGGCCGGTGCATTCGTCCGGGTGTTCCCCGAGCGGAAACAGATCAAGCTCGCTCGCTTGCTCACCACCGAGTCCGTCGCTTCGCCGGGCAGCTATCGGGGCGTCTAACTAGGCGCGCGGTTTAGGAATACGGCCGGATGTCAAGTATGGTTTGACATCCGGGCCGGTTTTCAAACCGAAACTTTAACCCGAGGGCTGTACGATGACGACTCCGACCACCGACACGAAAGCCTCTCCCCGTCTGTACGCCAAGTATCAACGCTATGCTCGCGTCGGTCGCTTGCGTCACGGCGCGCAGAAGGTGGCATTCCTCGTTGCCGAGGCGACCCACTTGTCGTCTACATTCGCGGCGCTGTTCGGCTTTCTGCGGACCAACACAGCTTTCAAAATTTTCTCGCAAGTGTCGAACACGACTGGATTGACTGCCGCGTACACTGCTGGTACGGCGCAGGCAACTCCGGGCGGCGACGCGAGCGATAGCACCACGAATTAAGGGAGGTAACCATGCCCCAAGGTTATCTCGACATCGAAGGTTCGCTGACTTCCCCGAATATCGGCAACTATTACATCGGCAAGGGTGTGGTCTCAATCAAGTTGCTCGGCGAAAGTCACTACACCGCGTGCGGCAACTGTCCGACGTTTGAATTTTTGGCGAAGGTGACGGAGCTAGATCATTTTTCGTCAATGACCGGCGTCAAGGTGAAAGACTTCACCGCAGTGACGGAAATATCCGGCTCGCTCACGATGGTGTTGGAGGAATTCACCGCGCGCAACATGGGCTTTGCGTTGCTCGGCATTCCTTCCGGCGGACCGTCACCGGCCGACGAAACAATCAATATCTTTTCGAGTCCGGTGATTTACGCGGCCGTTCAATTCGTCGGCGCAAACGACGTCGGCCCGGACTGGACCGCGCAATTTCCTCTCGTGAAACTTTCGCCGAACAAGGCGGTCTCGCTTATCGGCAACACGTGGGGCACGATTGACCTGATGGGCGACGTTTTATTCGATCAAACGTCGCAGAGTTTCGGCACCGCGTTTGTGTCGTTGCCGCACTCGCCGATACCTGACTAACGGTTTCGGCGCGACTCGGCAGGGGGACTTCCGGTCGCGCTGGACCGGCCCGGCGGCGCAAGTCGCCGGGCCACGAATTCCGAGCTTCTCTCGGCGGGTGCCTCTCCGGGCGCTTGCCGGGGGCGGGCTGTGACTCCCGGCGGTTCTGTCCGTCGCTTGGTTGCCCGTAAGAGCAGCCGGGCGGCGGGGGCGCCGGGGAGAGCGGCCAAGACCCCGAGCAAATGAGGATACCATGGCACTCGATCAATCGCAGAAAGACAAGATCATTAACGCGCTTCGCCAGCTTGACCACTCGAATGAGGACCACTGGTCTGAAGATGGTATGCCGCGCGTTAGCGTCATCCAAAAACTCACCAATGACCCGAGCGTTCGGCGCATTGACGTGAACGAAGTCGCGCCGGGCTTCGTGCGTCAGGTCCCGACTGAGACCGGAGTAATTTCGGCCGCTGACGAACCGATTGTAAAGGATGGCGGTGACATTGTAACGGATAGCGCGGTCATTGTAACAGATGGACCTGTGCCGGATCGCGCCGCGCTTCAGGCCAAAGTGGACGGTCTCGAAACCGAGCATCAGCAGAATTTGCGCGATGCGCAGGACTTGCAACGCAAGGATCAAAACACATTGAAGGCACTCGTTACAGCCCGGCAAGATTTGGCCTCAAAATTCCCGCGTGTGACGCATTCGCAAATGGTGCAGGACTATCTTCGGTCTGAACATCAAAAGCGAATGGACGCTGCTGCCGGGCAGCGCGCTCGCCAGAATGGCGATATGCCCGCGGACATCGGTCGCGGCTCCGGTAAGCGTGTCGGGTCTGACCGACCTTACGCTATGGGTCCGAACGGGAAACTCGTGCGCCCGATGTCGCGGCTTGAAATGGCCCGTCAGCGCGGCGTGCCGTCCGGTCCGGGGGCGTCGCCCGCCGGGCGATAACGCGCCATGTTCACGCCGGTACGACTCGGCAAGACGGGTCGCGTCCCGGCAATCGGTCTCGCAGATTTCTCAGTCACGATGTGGCTGAAGTTCGACGCCGGAGCTTTCATCTTGCGCACGCCGTCATGGCGCATAGTTCAAGACGCTGACGGTTCCGGCTACGGACACTTGAATGCGATACTCGCGCCACGTTGCGACTTCCACACATACGAAATGATCTCTCGGAAAGTCGGAACCGCCGCGACATTCGTGCGTTGCAGCGGAAATATTTTCTGGTACTTGAATGACGCTTTCGACAATGAAGATCACGGAACTGAATACGACTTGCCCGAGTCGGAATATGAGAGTAATGGAGTTGTTGTTCTCTGGCCTCGCGCGCTTACGCCGAAAGAGGTTCGGGAAATCGTGAAGGCTGGATCATGAAAGCCATAGGGAAAAATCTCAGCGCGCAAACGCAGGCCGGGCTTTACTACGCTCGCCGTAACCGACAGGGCCGTGTCGTCCTTCAAGGATTGACACCATGGGAAACCGACCTTGCCGTGCTCACAGGCGACTACGTGCAAAGCAAGGGCAATGCGTACATCGCCGATCACAGCGGCACGACGGGGGCGACCGCGCCGACCGGCTACACGAAGTCATACGATGGGGCGGTCGAATGGTCGTATGTCTCACCGCAGCAATTGAACGATCTCGTTTTTGAAAAGCCGGGGTCCCCATGAGCGATGCAATCTTTTCAATTCAAGACCGCACGGGCACCGTCGCGCAACTCTCGATCAATGCGTCGCCGGGAAGCCCTGTTGAAGTCAACGACACCGGCATCTACTCGGGCGTGCAGCCGTGGAGCGGTCAGAACGTTTCGTTTGCGTTCACCGTCAGCCAAGTTCTCGACGATAACGACTTCTCAATCACAACGGCGCTGCCGGGCGGCGCAGGGCCGGGCCTCGTGCTGCAATCAGGTTGGCCGCCGACCGGCTCAATCAAGTGGCTCACCGGCGCGAATGCCGTGCCGTCGCCGGGCGACGACTCCGAAGTCATTGCGATGAACCCGGCGAACGCCTACATCACGCCGGATTTTCTCGCGCTCTACAATAATTCACGCGGCGTGTTTGGGTACGCCGACTCGCCGATTGACGGCGTGATGCAGGCCATCGTGCAGGCGAGCGATTATCTGGATCAATGGTATCGGTTCAAGGGCATCAAGCTTCTGCAATTTCTCGGCGCGAACCCGACAGTCGATGCGATGATTGATTTTGTCGATCCGTGGCTTACCCCGTTCGGCATATATAACAACTACGGCTACTTCGTTCCTAGCTCGACGCAGCAGCACACGCAGTGGCCGCGACAGGGATGTGTGGACTACAGCGGCGACAGCGTGTACGGCGTGCCGCTAGTAATTCAGCAGGCGTGCGCCGAACTGGCGCTGCGCGTACTTTCCGGCACGTCGCTTCAACCGGATTATGACCCGGCCATTGTCGGCTCTGGCGGTGTCATTGAGACACAGGAAAACCAAGTCGGACCAATTCGCACGACTCGTACATACGATACCAAGCTTGGTCTTGGATTTTTCCCGGACTTCCCGCACGTCACGCGCATGCTTGCCAAGGCCGGAATTTTGATTGCTGGCGGCGGCCGTTCGATCATTCGGTAAGATCATGACCGACTTTTTCACCAGCATGCAAAGCACCGCGATGACGCTGATTACGCAGTTCGGGATGCCTGCGGTGCTGCGTCGAGTCGGGTCTACTGACCGGCCGTGCACGATTTGCATTTATGACTACGCACCACGTGATCCGGTGACACAACTCGCAAATCCGACACAGCGCAAAGTGTTAATCTCAGTCACCGGCTTGCTGACCAATCCGCCGGATAATGAACAAGATCAACTTGTGCCATCGCAAGGCCCGGATGCGAACGTTCCTTTGCCGTTTGCGCAGCCGGTCAAACCTTATGCGCCGAATGGTACGATCATCTGTTGGGACTGTGTGGTGCGCCGATGACGACTTTTGACGACCGCCGACAAGCAATTCTCACTCAGGTGTTTACCCTGCTTAGCGGGCTTACGATTGAATTGTCGGAGACGAATGCCGCAAATAACTTGCCGATTTCTATTCCGGCCGGAAATATCGTGCGCAACCGGAATGTGCTACCAAAGCAATTAGTGCCCGGTATCATTATGTGCGACGGCGACGAGATAAACGATCCACGAATTCAGCGTAAGGAACGCGGCAGTACCGAAACCGGGGTCCCGCCGCAAGTCATGAAGATGACGCCTGAGATTTACGTGGTGCTTGACGAGCGCAAACCGGGCAATGTAAACGTCGGTGAGGATTTGAATTTGGCACGACTCGCCATTCTGGCGGTGTTACTCCCGGATCGAACGCTTCAGGCGATCACCGGGACAAACGGTGACATCCTATACGACGCGGCCGTGACCGATCTCGCGCGTAACCGGGCGATGGAGGGACAGCTTGGTCTCGCGCTCACGTTCTCTTATCCGCTGCTCCCGTCCGAAGTTATCGGGAGGTAACCGTGCCCATAGGACCGCAGCAAATTCTCACGGCGAAGCAGTTCATCGTTAAGTGGACTGCGACCGTTGCAAATTTACAGGCACAGATCGCGCAAATGGAAGCCGAACTTGCCGCCTTCGATCCGGCGCTCGTGAATTCAGTCGATGTCGCTGGTTATCCGCCGTCACCATCTGCAACAACTAAATAGGAGGCCCACGTGCCAGAAGTAGAAAAAGTCGTAGACTCCGGCGTCACGCCGTTTCCCGGCGGACCCAAACATGGCGGTGAAGCTGCGGCCGCACCGGCAGCCGCAACGCCGACTGACGCGCGGACGGCTAAAATCGCGGCACGCGATGCCGAGATTACTGCGCAACTCGCTGCCAAAAATGCTCCCGTACAGGAACAACCGGCGGCGCAAACCGCGAACCCGGCACCGGCTGCTCCCGTTCGGGCACAACCGGCACCGGCTGTGAAAGTAGTGGTACCCGCCGTAAAAACACCGACTGCACCATCACCCCCGCTCGTCTCACCGGGCATGGCGCGCGGTGGCTTCCTGACCGGCGGCGCACCGAAGCAAATCGCGTGAATGTTGGTGTTCGCTGACATTCCATAATGTCAACCGAAGGACGGTCCCCATGGGAGAGAAAGTAAAGCAAGGTCTCGGTCTACTCGACATCGCGCCTGTCTCCGAACAGGTCGATGTCGGGAATGACCAGAAGCTCGAAGTGAAGGGCATATCGAGTGAGGACATTCTAAAACTCATTCAGCGTTTCCCGGACATGCAAAAGTTCATCTCAATGGGCGGCATTAAACCCGCTGACATCATGAACACGATACCGGGAACGGTCGGCGGCATCATCGCCGCCGCTTGTGGTCACGCTGGTGAGGAAAATTATGAGTCGGCTGCGAATAAGCTTTCGGTCGAAGCGCAGCTTGATCTTCTCGAAGCAATCGGCCGATGCACGTTTAGGAACGGCTTCGGCCCTTT